CGGTACGCGCTCCAGCACATAGTCTGGTATCCAGATCTCATCGGGACGGTTACCCGGCGTGTCGAGGAACCTCAGGCGGTGGAAGCCGTTCTTCTCGCCCGTACACTCGCCTATACGCCCGCCGAACTTTCTGGTCAGCTTGCGGACCGCACGGCGGAAGTGGGAGCGGTATCGGAAGCCGTGCTGCAGGTGGTCGCGAAACGGTATACGCTTACGATCGTAGAACACACGGTAGTATTCCTTCGGCTCTTCCTGCTGTTCTTCCTGCCGTTCTTCAAGTATCACATCATTCATACTCAATGTAATCTATCTTATCCGAAACCGTGAAGGGCCACCACCAGCGGCGACGGCGACGGAGGATGAATGAATAGAGCAGGTCGCGCGGCTCCTCGTCACGCACCACATGGACGGCAAAGGGACGGCGAAGGCCCTCGGCACCTGCCTGTGCGAGAAAGCAGGAGTAGGCGCGAAGCCTGCGCATGGTGGCTGGCATGGCCTTGACGAGCTGTTCCTTCGGGTCGTCGCCCTCGGTCATGGCAAACAGGGCGGACAGGGTGACATAGGCGTCATTGTCCTGCGGCTTCATCTCGAGAAGCCCCTCCTGCCTGTAGCGGTCGAACATCGTAAAGCAGTCCAGCCACGGCTGCAAGTCAACTCTTCCTATCTTCATAAAGCATACGGAATATCAATGCCTGCGTAATGACAATGAATATCAGGGTAAGAAGCATGAAGCCGTTGAATACCCACTGGGGTAAAAAAACAGGCTACGCTAAAGCATGCTGCCACCAGCAGCGGCAGAAGCAGTGTGTTCAGAAAGAATTTCTTCATGTCTGGAAAAAGTTTTTGCGGTTAATAATCAAGTGTTACCATATCTCCATGGATAGCGGTTGGATGTCTGAAGGCTCATGGCTTTCTTCCTTGGGCGCGGGAGCGTCTTCATACTCATCTTCCCAGCGACGGCCATTGAGCCATCCCTGAGGATACTTGTAGGCGACGCCTGTCCTTTGACAGCTTTCCCTGTAGCTCGGCAGGGCGGCAAGGGCCGCCTTCCTGTCCGATACGGAAAGGCGCCCCCAGGCACGCTCTGCTTCCTGCTTGGCCTTATGAAGAGGATAGGCCTCCCAGAAGTCCTTGAACTCAGGAGCTTTACTCGTCTTCATGTCCAGCCTCCTTCTTAACGTACTCGAAGACATCCAGGATCTGCGTCTCGCCGACATTGGCCTGCACGTAGTCGATCGTCGTGCCCTTCATCACCGCGTCGATGTTGTCGAGCGCGTTGTGCAGCGAGCAGGCTTCCACGAGATAGGTCACGTTGGAGCGCTTCTCCTTCTCGGTCTTCTCATCGAGATAGATGAACTGGAGCTTGGCCTTGTACCACTTCGTGTCGGTCGGATAGTCCTCCAGTTTCCGGTCGTACACCTCCTGTGCAGCCTGCCTGTCGCCCTTGTTCACGGCGTGCATCAGGTCATCGGTCTGTGCGGCCAGCATCTTCTCACCGCCATTCATGAAGAATATCTCGCCATAGGGAGCCTTCTTGATGTCGGTCACCTCAAACTCGCCGCTGATATACTGCGACATTTCCTTTGCCATTCGGATTTCCGCCTCCGCGAACGAGAGGGCGTTCACCACGTACTGTTCTGTTACTTTCTTCTGCAAGCCGTCCTCCTGTACTTTCTCGTAACGGATCTTGCACTCGAACCAGATTGCTGTTCTTGATCTCATAGGTTGGTTGTTTTTAAGGGTTAATAATCATTGTTGTCAAGGGTTCTTCTGGCTTCCTCTTCCATCTCCTTGTACTCGTCAATCACCTCCACGGTACCGTAGTGGGGATTGTAACGGGCGTAGCCGACTTCCAGATAGTACTGGGCGGAGTCCGCCAGGTGAAGATGACACAGGTCTTTTGACGGCGCGGTACCGTCCTGGGAGAGACATTGGTCTCTCAGGGCACAGTTATCACAGGGAGAATACAGGGCACCGTTGGGCTTTTCGCGCTTGTCGGACACCAGGCAGTAGACCTTGCCGAGGGAAACCAGCATGTTAAGCGGGTCGTAGCGCTCAGGCTCCGTACTACGCTCGCAGCCGGGCTTGATGACATACTCCTCGCCCTCGACGCCGTAGCCGCGAAGAACATCACAGGTATCGTGCAGCTCCTTGGCCGTGACCATCATCTCGATATCGAGGATGCGTTTGTGTATTAACTCGGCAGCCTCTTTCAGCAGGCTGCGCCATGTGCGGGGCAGAAGGATGCCTCCCTCGCCGTCACCGTTGATGATTCCTACCTGCAGCAGGCAGCGCATGGCAGCCGCCACGTTCGGGTCGTAACCCAACGTGATCTGCTGGACGGAATAACCGGTAACCGAATAAACCATATACAGGCATACCTGATAGTCCGTATAACCCTTGGCAGCGCTGGCTCTGCGGTAGTGTTTCAGTTCCTTTTCATTGCCGAGGAAATCGGAGATATAGAAGACAGCCTTGTGCAGGTCTTCTATCTCCTTGTCTGCATCATCCTTCCCCAGCTCAGGCTTCAGTCCTGCACGCCAGAGGTATTTGATGGCGTTGGAGATGTCGCATGTGTAGTGACGGATAACGCTGATACACTCGATACCTGCAGGATGGGAGTTGTAGTGCTGGGGATGATTAACCTGTTCTCTCATGATCCTCAGGGCTTCTTGTTTTCGGGTTCAGACTCTTTCTTCGCCATTGCCATGACGCTAAGCATGCAGACACGGGCGAGGGCATTTTCAAAGAGCATGATGGCGTTCTTGTCCATGGTCAGTATCTCCTCACTGTTGATATGGAACTCAGAGACTCCATCGGAGAGTCTTTGCCTAATGCCCAAAAAGGCTGTAAAATTAAACAGCTCGTGGAGAATCCCATCTCTGTCCGTATCTCCCATCTTTGACTTTGATCTTTCAGGATCAGATTGTTCACGGATGTACTCGTCATCGACCTCAATAATAAATTTTGCCATAATTGTTTTTTTGATTACAAGTTGTCAGTAATATGCCTTGCGGCGGTTATCTTTTTTTATTGCAGTAGAGTAGGGGAAGGGCACAGGCTCAACACCTGCACCCGTCCCGAATAGATTACGCCTTTGCAGGCTCGTCATTGACAAACTTTGCGCAGATGGTCTCTGCAGCAGTCACACCCACACCGATGGCGCTGACAATTTCCGTTGCCAGTGCCTTTTCCTCAACCAGATAGGTGACGCAGCCAGCTGCGATGGTTGCCATACCACCAAGGATGGTGGTCACGAATTGAAATGTTTTCTTGCTCATTTTTTGAATGTTTTTAAAGGTTGATAATTTGACCGCAAGAAACGGCCGTTATTTAACTCACAAGTTAATATTCCAGCTTATGCCGTTGATTTGTATTCCCATATTCTGTCTCTTTGTTATTAATCAGGAAGCGTTGGTATTCTTCGCTTTCCTCTTTTTCTTCTCCTTCTTACGCTCGCGCTCAATCTCCTCTTCAAGCAGATTCTTCAGCTTGCGGATGTTCTCAAGGGATTCTTCCTTGATACGTCTTTCCGGATGCTCGTGCCAGTCGGCAAAGTCAAGAATGGGAAGGCGGTCGCTGATGTCTGCGAGGCACTGGACGTATACCATGTAGTCCTCATACTCCTCACGCCTGATATTGTTCTCTACGACGTACTGCAGGGTACTGAGGTCGAAGTAGTAGACACAGTGTACCTGGTAGGGAGCTGCACCCGGGTGCTCGGCACCTTCTATCCAGTAGTCGTCTAACCCCTTCTTGATCCCCCACTGTCTGTGCAGCTCGACTGCGTAGTCGTTGGCAGCTTTTGCCATCTGTTCTCTGAGATGGGCAACGATTTCGTCTTTACTTTTTAAGTTTGCCATGTTTTTTTTGTTGGTTAAAATCCAGCTTATTTGCCGGGTCGTTTTTTTTCTATCCTATCAGTCCTGTCGGCATCTGGTGAATGGTGTAGTATCCATGCTGTCCGTCCTGACGCTCCTCAGGCGAGCACGGCGCAGAGGTACAGTCTTCGCTGTTACGGCAGAGGATGCAGTGACGGCACTTGGTATTGACACCCTTGCCTGTGACAGCGATGAAATCGACGGTGCCCCACTGCCTGGACTTATATTGCTGTTGACTGTTCATGGTCATGTATTGTTAATCACCACATCTTGTTCTCCCACACATAAATCCTCGCCTTCGAGGAATCACCGCGCGTCACAAGCCAGTCGAACGACAGGCGTTTGTGCGGTATCTTCATAATCGGATCACGATAATGGATATCGTCGTTGCCGATATGGTAGAAACGGTGACAGTGCGAGCGCACCCAGCGGGTATCCACGCCCAGCGAATTACCTGCCTTCAGGTTGCCTGTACCGTAGAGGTGTGTACAGTAGGAAGCGATGACATACTCTGGCTCATACCGACGGATGGCGGAGATAGCATCAAGAGGCTCGATATCCATAGGGTAGGTGATGGGCACCGCGCCATGACGGAGATACTGCTCACGTATATCCTCACGCTCCTGTATACGGGAGTCCGTCGTGGGAATACCCAGCGTGCGTCCTATCCAGCCCGTGCCCGAGCATATCTCGATGGCAGAGTGGGGCTCCAGCTCCGGATCATCATCAATCTCTGCATGAAGGAAGTCGGTCAGTTCCTTTGTCGGGAAGGTGTACAGACCAAGCTCCTGCAGCACGATGTTCAGTGTTGCAGGTGTATCATCCTTGATGGCCTCATAGGGGATGGGGTGAATGATAACACCCAGGTCCTCTGTCTCCTCGGTAAGCATCTTGGAGATTTCAAGCACCCTGGAGACGTCTATATCATCAGGATCGATGACGGTGCGCTTGTTGTTCCTCTGG